TCAGCTTTGGGGTATCGTGGCTTTTTCTATCACCTCGTTCACCGACACGATGACGGCTGGTATGAAGTTCTTCTCCACGAACTCCTTGATGGCGGAAACCTCCTCATCGGTGTAGTCGGTATCATTGCTGCCGTTCCACATCTTCGTGGATAGTGCCACGTCCGCCAAGCCCCTTCTGCCAGTCTTGTAGATGGCGTTGGCGATTTCCTTTCTCAGTTCCATTGCGGTACGCTGCTCGCTATCCAAGGAGAGGCGCACCATTACATTGTCTAATTGTAGTTTCATAACTTTATGATATTTAAAAAAACGTTACTTACTGATGATTTCCCTAAACCAGTTAATTCTCCAGTGGTCGTCAAGCCAAATAATTTCCGTCGTCTGGTTGTATGCACCACTTCTGAAATTGTCCGTTTGACCAGTGTTGCAATATATATTCTTGCTCGATGACTTGATGTAAAAATCTCCAGAACCTTGTATGAACTTATAGTATTGTCCTCTCTGAGGATTGTCAGGGAGGGTGAGCGTGATGCCCGTAACAGGAACATATATCACGCAATCCAATTCCGTTAACTTCATACTGTAATTCGCTCTTCTGGTCATCGGTCTGAATCCAGCATACATGCCATTCTCTGCATATATCGCAAAATTACCATACACCTTGCTGCCCAAGGATCCGTTATACAGGACGTTCTCATACTGATATTTGTCATCGCATCCTGTTACGGATATATACAATCCTATTTTGGCGGGACCATCATTAGTTATAGGGAAAGAATCTTGCACAAATATGTTGCTCGTCAATGAAGGCACTGTGTGAATCCAATCGCTATGACCCACCCAGATTAACCTGTTCCTTTCCGATGTCCACTTTTTTGTTTGGGGCGAAAAAGTCCTTTCGTACTCACGGAATACCATGTATTTGTTGTAAAGAGCAAACCCCGGCTCTTGGTCATCGTAACCTGTGAGGTATCGGAGACTGGATTCGTCAAGCGAAAAACTTCCAAGCGTAGCACTTTTAGACACCATGTGACCTTTATTCGTTACATAGAACGGAGAGTTTTTCGCCGTATCGGCTCCAACGAACAACGGAGCGTATGTATCGCCTATCTTGCAAGCATCTTCCTCCGTATTGCCGAAGTAGCCCACCTTGCTCGTCCCGTCGTTACTCTTCGCCCAAAGGTGCTTCACCTCGATTTGGTCAGCGTCAATGAGCGAGGCGTTAATCTTGCCATTCGAGAAGAGGGCGATAGTGCTGCCGTTGTTGTCACGGAATTGAGTTGTGTCGGCCGTCATGACAATCTTCTTGTTCGTGATGTCGATGCCAGTGGCGAGCAAGGCTTGCTTGTCCACCATGTCGGTTCGCTTCTCTGTCCAGTCGGTCATGGTGCAACCAATCTCCAACTTCGGCTTGGCTATCCACGCCTCGGTGTAGGTTCTCAACAGAATCATCTGAGGAATCTTTTCAGTCCTTGATTTTGTTCGCCAGTGAATCCAATATCGTTTCCACTGACCAGTCAAAGTAATTGCAGTATTGCCATCGTCGTAACCAGTGGAATCTCTGATAGCACCCAAGCAGTCCTCCTTTACCATCTCGGCATCGTTGTTGCCACGATAGGCATAAGCAACAAGAGACGTACCCTTCGCCCAGAAGCTAAAGATGTAGTCTGTATTAGGTTGCAATCCTATCGGGTCGTTCGTGTAGCCCCACTGAGCTAGCTCCTTGTAGCCACTCGATACCTTGACGTGTATCGCATTCACTCCGTCCTCGAAGCCATTAGTCAATGGCTCTGCCTCGGAAAATTTAAGATTCCCACTCACATTGAGGCTGGAGGCGTTATCAAGCAAGTTGCCACCGATGTAGTCATAATCCTCCTTGGACATAGTCCATCCATTGTACTCCTCGCCTTCCTCCATCATCGGACGGCAGAAATAGGCGGTAGCGGTTACGCCATTAATCTCGTGATACACAAAAAGGTTTACCTCAATATAATCGTAATTTGCATTAGTCGTATCTAGTACAGTACTTATTAATTCCCACGTATTAGCCTTTTTGACACAATGAGCCGACTGCGACGATGCCGCAGCTCCATGCCTATCAGAGCTTGTGCCATTTGCACTCGCTTGCCATATTGTCTCTAGAAAAATAGGGGTATCCGTTCTATCACATTTTACCCAACAAGATATGATATATTTTTTGCCACGCTCAATCTTGACATTCTTTACAAAGTCACCATTCCATCTCAAGCCGGAATATTGTGGCGTTGTCCCATCGTAATAAGTCTTCGCCATGAAGCAATTAGAACCGCTTACACCTCCATTCATGAATATCCCCTGCATTCCGTAATATCCATAAGTATAGGTATCACCTATCCAATCACCAGCGAGTGAAGCACCGAAGCCATCTTTCTGTTTGCGAAAAGCACTTCCTGGCAGCATGTTCCGTCTGCCCACCGCCTTCTCGCTCACGGTGAGGGAGATTTGGCGGGCGGTCTGCTCTATCTTCGAGGTGTAGTTGGCGAGGATGGAGGGTGAGGAGGTCTTGAGGTCGGCGGCGAGGCGGTCGTAGTTGTCCGATAGCGTGTCGTGCTTGCCACTGAGTTCCGACATCTCGGTGGAGAACTTCTCGGTGGTGAGAATGAGTTGACCAGTGAACTTCGAGACGTTCACCTCGAAGGGGACATGAAACTTGTATGCCTTGTTGTTATAGGCGAACGAACCTGTGGCATAGCCGGAAGTAACGGAAACAACGCCTTTTGAATGATCATTCTCATCCAACCACGTCGTGCCTATATTTTTACCAGAGATATCAACATTAAGAAACGGGTCACTGGAGTCTGTTCTCATCGTCACACCCGACTTACAGTTTACCGAAATTTCATCATTTGATGATGCTGCAGTAATTGCATTCGTTACGTTGACGTTTCCTTTCATCACCTTTACCTTTGCAGACTTAGCGATGTTGCTGGGCACGATGCCATTACTGCCAGTATCGAAGATGAGAGGGGCATCCTCCACTATGATGGATATTGCATCCTCGCCGTTGGTTCCGTCTATTCCATCTGTGCCGTCGGCTCCGGGATTTCCCTTGTCTCCTTTCATTCCATATACTTCCTTGCGCCAATACCGACTGCCATCCGTAGGCTCTGTGCCGTTATTTGCCGACAAGCACGTCCAGATGGCGTTGTTGTGGCTCACCTGGTCGTTCTTATAGTATTGGGTGGCTGCGTTCCACGCTCCTCTGAAGTTGGGGATTTCCACCGTCGATGTGTTGCTGCCTTGCGCCAGCAACTTGAAGTACTCCGAGCGGACCTGAACGCCTTTCGGGGATACATCGCACACGTCCTTGTTAGCGTGCGAATAGCTGTCGATGCCATGGTAGCCCACCAGTCTGGGGGCATATGAGCCATGGCTCTCCAGCAGGAGCACGTTCTGTCGGTCGGGGTCTGTTCTGCTACCGTCGAGCACGATCACGTCGCCCTCCTCTGGGATGTCCCTGGTCTCGGCAGGCGCATTCTCCTCGGCGTATTCATCCAGCTGCACGGAGTGCTTGCCGATGACGATCCAGGCGAAACGCTGACCGCCGAAGAGCTCGTGGTCCATCTTGTGGTCGTAGATTTTCTCGTTCTGCTGTGACACGCCATGCTTCAGGATGGTGCGCCAATAGCTCTTGTTGGCGGCGGAGCCTTGCCCTATACCGCCAGCGGCTATCCTGCCCATGGTCTGGCAGCGCACTTGGTCGCCCTCTCGCCATAGGTTCTCCGTGGCGGCGGTGCCATCGTCTGCCAGGAGATAGCATTTCCAGCCCACGACAGCCGCGTCGCTTGCTGTCTCTTTCCATCCCGACTTCTCATCGTCCCAATACACGGGCACCACCTTGGCTATCTTTCCGCCGGCAGGCGAGAGGTAGATCGTGCCGCCTGCATAGGTGCGCTTCATCACCTCCAGCTCGTTCATCGTCATCTTGCCCCACACGGTGAGGTTTGTGATGTACTGGTGGTACTCGTCCCTGTTGGGGTCTTCCTTCTCGATGGAGAATCCTTGCTCGGCAGCGTTGTCGTACCCCAGCGAATTGATGGTGTTCAGTATCGCATCTCCGTACTCGTCTATCCCGAACTGATTGGCGATGGTGAATCCCTTCAGGAAGGCGGCAAGCTCATGGGCGGTGAATTCCTTGAGCATGTCCGCCGCCTCCTTGAAGACGGCGGATTGCTCGAAAGTGGCATCCTTTCTGAAGGTTACCTTGCGGCGCACTTCCTCCGCCACGTTTTCCTCTCCCTCTGCCGGATCATCCTTTCGGAGGAACTTCTGCAGGGTTTCGCTCTCGATGTCCACTTCTCCAGCCTTCGAGGCATAGCTGGCGGTCTGTGCAGAGGTGGCACGGTTAGCCACGTTGGCTTGCTCGGCGACCTCTGCCTTCTTTGCCTTGTCGGCACGTGTGGCGTGGTCAGCCTCCGAGGCGATGCCCGATATGTAGGTGACGGATGAACCGCCGCCCGAACCATTGCCCGATTTCTTGGGCTTTGAAAAACTCTTGATGTCGATCATCGTAATATCTTATTTATAATATTGTTGTCATGCCATTTGAATATCATTATAAAGCCGTTGTCATGCCATCAGGACACCTCCTTCAGCGTCACTCTTGCGGTGCCGTCGGCGAGGTTTCGGTCCACGCCTTGCACGATGAAGTCCTTGCCGAGGCTCGGCATGGTGTATCTTCCGAACACTTTCACGTCCGCTCCATGGAGGAATCCCTGCTCCAAGATGATTCTCGGCTTGTGCCACTCTTTCCAGACGGCGTCCACGTACAACTCCTCTGGCTTTCCTGTGCTGTTCAAGCCGGTCGCATTGCTCCTGATGCTCACCAGGGCACTTTTATCGAAGAGTGGCGAGGAGAGCTTCACGGCGTTGTTGACACCCATCCGCTTGCACTCCTCAGAGGTGAGGGCGGTGGTGATTTTGAACTCCAGGTCGTCCTTCTTGTTGACGAAGTCTTCCTGCGTGTCGCTCATATACACAATGTCGCTTTCATCGCTCACGGCTCCCATCTTGCCGCTGTCGCTCACCACCTCCACCTTGAAGTCCTTCAGGAAGATAGCGTTGGTCTTCTGCAGGAGCAGCACGCTGTCCTGGTACCACTTGGTATGGCGGAAGAAAGTGGGATGTCGGCGTGTGATGTTGTTCCACTCGGCGTTGACAGGTCCGAGTATCTTGAATTGCACCTTGCCGCTCACATGGTCTCCCATCTTGATGGGGATGGCGGTGCCTTCCGCCGTGATTCCCTTGGTGTAGGGTGCGTTCTTCTGTATGTCGAACTCCGTGCCCAATATCTTGTCACCCAACTTCGGGTCAATGCCGATGGTGAAGCACTGCTGGTAGTACTCATCGTCGTCCTGGCACTCGCTCCGCTCCTTGTATTTCATCCATACGTAGTCTTCGGTGTCGCCTTCCCCGGTGCCCGGTACACCTGTACCAAGATCCTCGCCCTTCTGTTTCTCCACCACGCATTTGTCGCCTATGACGAGCATGCACGCCACGAGACCCAGTTTCTTGATGGTGTCGGTGTTATTGCCCACGGCACTGTAGTGGAACTCATAGTCTTGCTTGCAGTAGTCGGTGCAGGGGTAGAGTATATTATAGCTCTCCCTCTCGTTGGCGTCGGTGTCGGCTGTAGGCTCGTCGCTCCACTTAGCAGCCTTCCAGTACTTCCGGGCATAATAGCATTTCTTGCCGTCTCGCTTCTCCACGAGCTTTATGCTTTGCCCCGCGAAGTTTTCGTAACCAGCCGCCGCCCACTTCGAGAGGTCGCCATACTTGGCGGAGTGTTCCATGGTGGGACTGAGGGTTATCCTTCCGCTGATCACTATGTAGTTGATGGTGTCGCTGTCAGCAGGGCTGAAATTGCCGCCACTCTTGCTGCCCACGTACTCAGCCACGGGGCAAGCCACCTGTAGGTTCTCCTCGGTGGGGCGCAGACCGTCCCAGCCGAGGGTGGAGATCACCAGGTAGTCGTCCATGCTCACGGAGGTCGTCACTTGAGTATCGTCCTTCTTCTTCTCGATCTTGCCAAAGGCGCACACGCAAGCGCCGATACCGTGCAAGCCCTTGACCAGGATGTCCTGTTGGTTGGTTCCGTTGGCAGGATAGGTGTCATACACGTTGATCTCCTTGTCGCTGAGGGCTTTGAATTTCCAATTCTTCACCGCCTTCGGCCAGCAGAACCAGTCCACGGTCGTGGCTTCATCTACCATGGCTTTTTCGTTTATTATCATGCTCCACCACCTGATGAGTGATATCAACGGATTTTTATACTCCAGCACATACTCCGTCATGAATTTCTGATAGTTTCCTGCCACGATGAGCGAGTCGCTGTCAAGCGGACTCTCTATCACGTTCTCCACCTCGGTCACGTTGTCGGTGAGCAATACCTGGTTGTATGTCTCCGTGATGCTCAACTGTGTGTCGCAGTCCGACACAAGCGAGTTGGTGATGGTGGCGATGGCTTTTTTATAGTTAAAAGTTTTGGGAGGGCTTCCCGATATTTCGTAGAAGTAAAGGTAGGAGGTTTTAAATCTTCTGTAGTAATCCCAGTTGAAGATGTAGAAGTCCGTGCCCTCCTGTACGATGTGCAGGTTGAGGTATTTCAGCATTTCCGTCAGCACGTCCTCTTGTGTCCATACGTCATCCTCCTCTTCGCCCAGGAACAGCAGCTCCGAGATGTTGATTTTTCTCAATACGCCCCAGATGTTTAGGCTGCTATTGTTGCAGCCGGTGATGGACTTGTCAACATAGATGCCGCATGTCTTGTCCTCGCTGATGCAGAGTGCTTGGCTCACGCCGCCGAGTATCTCCTTGATGATGTCGAGGAATGTGCGCTGGTCGGCGTTTGCCTTCACCCCTGTGTAGGTGGTGCCTGCGGTGCCGATGTTGCGGTAGTTGGAGTATTGCAGCGCGGAGAGGCAGTCGATGCAGGTCAGCTCGATTTCGTCCAGTTCCTCGTTGTAATCTTGCGAGAAAGCTTGCGGCTCGATGAAGCCGGCGAAGTAGCATTTATCATCCACGAGGATGTTGACCACCGCCTCCCTGCAGGAGTTGCAGAAGAAGTCGGGCACGTAGTCACGGCAGAGCAGCCGGATGCTCGCCTGGTAGCAGAGCAGCACGTCGAGGGTGTCGTTCACCTGGGAGGTGATTTCCACGGGGTCGTCGGAGAAGAACAGTCCGTCCTCCTCCTTGCCGATTTCCTTCTCGGTGGTGCGGTCGTCCTTGGTCACGATCAGCACGGTCACCTTCTCGTCCTGCTTGTTGTAGAAAGATCCATGAATGTACATAGCGATTTATCTTTTGTTATTTGATTCTGATGTTGCTTCGCTTGCGGTTGGAGCGAGTCTCGTTGGCGATGGAAGCCACGATGTCCCTGCCCCTGAGTCGCCATTCCACTGTCTTCGGCTGGTTGCCACCGCCGTTTGCCATGATGCCCTGCAGTCGGTCGGTCTGCACGCTCACCGATGGCAGTGCCACGCCCTGTGCGAAGTTGGCGGCTATCTGTGCGGATGCGCCATAGGCGGCGGTGCCGTCGGCGATGGCGAAGAGGCGTGCCTGCTGTGCGGCGTTGAGTATCATCTCGCCAGAGTTGACACGCACCAGCACGTTGTCGCCGCTCTTCTGGTTGCCGCCCACGATACCACCGGTGGCAAACTTGCTCACGGTGGCGATGAGCGAGATCATCTGTGCGGTACCCGATATGCCGAAGGCGAGCCAGTCCACCCAAGTTTTGCAGGAGCTGAGGGCTTGTGCGAAGGAGAGCACGATTTGCCCGATGGCAGCCATGATCATTCCAGCCTTGCCTGCCGCCGAGTCGCTGCCCAGCTGCTGCATCGCACTGCCCAGCATCTCGCAGCTGGCACCCGCTGCGGCGAGGCCCTTGGCAGTGGGGTCCACAATACCTTGGATGCTAGTGAAAGCACCTTTCACGCTCTCGAAGTTGGTCACGTCGATGTTGAAGAGTGATTGTATCTTGGCGATGTCCTTGGAGTTGATGTCGAGCTTGATGGGTTTTACGCTCTTGCCCAGCTTGGAGAGCTGATTGTTAAGGTCCTCTATCTGTTTCTTTGCCTTGTCCTTGCCTATGATACCTATCTCGAAGTCCTGCTGTATGCGGCTCGCCTTGGTCTGTGCGTTGGAGTAGCTCTGTCGCTTGTCGGCGATGCTCCCTTGCTCGATGTAGGAGGGGTCCACGTCGGCGGCGATGGTGAGCCTGCCCTTGGTCTCTGTGTTTATCTGCGCCTGCAGGTCGGCTAGCTTGGCACTTGCCTTCAGCTTTGCCTCGATGGTGGTGGCGTTGTCGAACTCCCTCTGAGCGTCTTGCAACTGGCGTTGCAGTTCCTCTGTGTGGGTCTCCCAGTGTACCTCGATGGGTTTCAGCCCCATTTCGGTGAGTTGCTTGTTGAGGTCGTCTATCTGCCGTTGTGCTTCACTCTTGTTAGCGATGATGCCGATGTCATAGTCTTGTTTGATGCGGTCGATGCGCTGCTGTGCGTTGTTTCGGCTCAGCCGCTTGTCTGCGTCACTGCCTTGCACGATGTAGGAGGAATCGACCTGCGCCCCGATGGTCACCTTTCCCTTGGTGGCCTCGTCTATCTCGCCCTGTATGTCCTTCACCTTGGCATCCGCCTTGATCTTTGCGTCGATGGTGGTGGCGTTGCCCAGTTCATTCTGTGCCTTTTTCAGTTGGCTCTGCAATTCCTCGAGGTGGGTCTTAGGGGTGTTGTCGGTCTTGATTGTGGAGGTCTTGGTAGGAGAGGTTTTGCCGCCACCGCTTCCAGGATCAACCATGGAAACGTTGCCCAATCCTTTCAAAGCGGTCTTTGTCTCGGCGATTTTTGTATTAACGGTCTTTAGATCAGCATTCAGCTTGTCTATGTTTCCGTCACCACCACGTGCCATGTCGGAAATAACACCAGCAAGGTTTGCTTGACGGTTCGTATTTTCTGTTGCGTATGGGTTGTCTTGGTTGCTTACCGATGTACTATGGTTATATTTGTCCCTTGCCGACTTGATGGTGGAATCCACATTTTGCTTGCGGTTCTTCAAGTCTAGTTGCTGCTTGTATAGTTCCACCAGTTCTGCCGCATAGGCAGCCGCCTGTGCTCTCTTCTCGAAAGCCTCCTTTACCTTCTCTGTATTTTTGGTAAAAGCATTCTCAGCGTCAGCTATGCTGTTTATTTTCAGCCCCAGTTCCTCGAAAGCCGTCTTGTTGTTCTTCACCCACTGCACCTTCTCGTGCTCAGACTTCATCGACTGCCAGGAGGTCTTCATCTGCTCATACTTGGCGATGAGATTGGCATAGGTCTGTTTTAGCGTACTATCGTAAGTCTGCTTAATGTTATCAAACGCTGATTTCTCAGCATTGGCCATATTGGTGGCACGCATTGCGGCATCGTCAGAGCTAGAAGCAAATAGAGATATTACCCCAGTGAGTGCAGCAACCGCAACTCCCACCCCTGTGGCAATCATCAGACCTTGTATAGCAAGTTTCAGGGTAGTCGCACTCACAGCAGCACCCCTCATAGAGGCACTGCAAGTAGTAGCAAGGGCACTCATGCGGACGGCGGTGGCGTTCCATGCAATGGTTGCGGCTTTCACTATGCCGAGAGCTTTCCCTACAGAATAGAAGGATGTTGCCAATTTTCCTATGCCAGATGCGGCTATTGTCGCCTGAGATAGAAAAGTTATGGTGGGGGCATACTGTTGCACCATTGCGCCCAACTGCTCCTTAATATCTCCCAGATAGTTTTCCGTTTGTTTCCATTTACCTGCATCGGTCTTGGCAAGTTCTGCATTCATGTTGCCCACATTGTCGGTGATGACTTGAGCGAGCATGGCGGCACGCTCACTTTCTGTGCCAAACTGCAAGACTTGTTTTTGAGCATCGGTGAAAGTGATGCCCACTCGCTGTAAGACCTCCACTTGCCCTTGCATAGCCTTTCCCATCATGTTGCCGATACTCACGGCATCTTGGTTGGTGGCATTGAGTCCGTTCTGTTGGGCAATGAGGTTGTTCATGGCGGGAATCAACACATCAAGGCTCTGCTTGCTCTTTAGGAACGTTGCCATCTGCTGAGCACCGCTTAGCTGCACCTCGTCACCGATAACACCTAGTTCCTGTTGAGCAGAGCAAAGGTCTTTCACGCTCTGAATCATCTCGTCATTCGCCCCCATGCGTTGGCGCATGATAGTTTGCAGTTGGGTTTCTGCAACGAGCTGCACCTGATAGGCGCTGGTCAAATCTGTCATAACCCCTTGCAGTTCACTGATGGCATTTTGCAAGACATCGAATGCTTGGGACACTTCCGACCAAGAAATGATGGTACGCTTTGCCTTTTCCGACTCGTCTTGCACGCTGCGCACGGCTCTGCCAAGTTCCTCGGCATCTACGGTCACCTTCTTAAAGGTTCCCTTATCATCAAGCCTGATGACAAAACTAACTTCTTTTGGCATATTTATCTAGATTTATTTGGATAGTTCGATTATTTTTATTATATTTGCGGCGTGTTTAGTAATGAACAAAGCTTATGATACCATTACATTACGTCGCAGGAAGAGATTGCAATAGCCTTTTCGAGGCTCTTTGCGCATCGTTCCACAAGTATCCGTCATATACGGTAGAACTTGTGGCTTGCGCTATATTTATTATAGCTGTCATCATTTATTTTATTTATATTGCCTTTAACCCACCAAAGTGGGCCAGGAAGTAGTGCTTTATTATATTTGCAGCGTGTTTAGCAATGAACTGAGAATATGAAAGTAGAAGTTGTTATAAAGAAAAGACAGAAGCGTAGCTGGCTTCCAAAAGGAGCCACTAGGACAATGGGGATATTGTCTTTCGTATGTGCCATCGTATCATGCCAAGTTGTCTATTTGCCACTGCATGGTGAACAACGACAAGCTGCAATTGTTGCATTTCTAGTTCTTTGCGGTCTATCTTTCATATTTCTAGTTCTAACATTCTTCTGCCTGGTCGAAAGAATCAACGGAAAGTGCCAATAGCCCGGCTCTCTTCGCCGCCTCCCTGTACCTTGCCATGACTTCCTCGTGGCTCATTTCCTCTTGCACCTCTTGGCAAGGGGATTTTTTTTGCTCCTCTTCCCAAGGGAACCGCATCAGGTCCTCAGCCCTGAGCTTCTTGCTCGAGTAGGGCTGGAGGGAGCAGAGACACTGCATCCTCATCCTCTCCCACGCACCACGCTCCAGCCTTTCCTGGCACTCGCCCCACGCCTCGTAGGCCTCATTGAACTCAGAGGGGGTGCATCGGCAAAAGTCATCCATACTCATCCCCATGCACCCCATCGCTATGCCCAGCAGTCGCTCCACGGTGGGCGGCTCCTGGTTCTCGTCAGAGTCAGAACCTAGGGTTCCGGCTCGCTTTTTTTTTCATCGCCAGCGGCATTCATCACCTCGTTCCATCGGTTCACGTCCTGTGGCGTGATGTGGCAGGTGAACGTCTCGAAGTCCATCGTGAACTCCACGCCGTCTGCCTTGCAGGCGCACACGACGCAGCACCACATCAGCATCAGCAGGTCCTCGATGTCCGAGGCATCCATCTGGCTCACGTCCTTGCCCGTGTTGCGCTTGAAGAGGAGCATCGCCCCCATGGTGAGGCAACAAGGATATGCCTTGTCGCCCACCTCGATCATGATCTTTCTCATCTTATCTATAATTATGGCTTACAATAAAACCCTGTTACTTGCTCACTGCCTGCTGGCCCGATGCGCTCTGCGTCACCGTGCCGTCCTGCAAGCCGGTGGTCAGCTTCTCCACCTTGCCGCAGTTCTCAAGCTGGATGGAGTACTTGGCATCGTCGCCTGCCTGACCGTCGAGGTCGAGCGAGGTGATGATGAACTTGCCCTTGTAGCCGCCAGCCGTCTTGCCGGTGCGCTTGCCTGGCTCGCGCACGTTGTAGGTAACGTCCACTGCCGTGCCCGCTATCTGCAGATCCTTCAGCGTGTCGTAGGTAGGAGCGTCCTTGGCTGCGTCCACGCACACCACGCCGTCGGCGCTGATGCTCTCCGAGAAGCTCTTCACGTACTTCTCCTTCCACTTGCCTGCCGCTGCCTCCTTGGTCACACGCTCGCCGGTCTCGGTCGAGGTGGTGATCTTGCATCCCGTGGAGAATGCCAGTGCACCGCCGTTCACGCTGAGGATGAGGTCGGTGCCGTCCAAAATATTTTCCATTTTCTTATTGCTTTTTATACGTTATTACTAGATAGCTCACTCCGAAGGCTATGATGACGAACGCCACCTTGCCTGCCAGTTCCGTCAGCCCGTCTGGAGGCTTCCTCACCTCCGTCTTGCTCTCGTTAGAATGCCGTTCGGATGCCGTCCGAACCACGTTGGAAGAGTCGGTTCCGATGGTGCTCCGTGTGGAGCGTGCGCCCACCAGCAGCCTTCTCTCTCCCTTGCCCCTGACGATGATTCCACCGCCCCCGCTACTGTCGAGGGGCAGCAGCATCCACGCCTGCTCCCACGTCTCCATGGTCGCCAGGCTTTCCGCCGTCAGCGTCTCGCTTGCCTGCCTTCTGCTTGCGCTGCTGTCTAGTCTTAGCTCTGTTCGAGCCTGGCTCATCGTCTCGTCCTGTGCCTTCCTCGCCGTTCTGCAGCTCACCGCTGACAGGGCAAGTAGCACGATGAGGGCAAAGCTGTATCGCCTCGATGGCACGGCTGAGCCGATTGAGCGCATTGCGTGTGCGAGTGTTCTCACGGTTGAGTTCCTCGATGGCGCTTGCGTTTTCCCTTGTGCTTTCATCCACTTTCCTTTGTAAGTTCAACAACTCACGGCTCACATCCTCGTACATCGACTTGTAGGTGTCGTGTACCTGCTTGGCCTGCTCCGCCGCCTTTACCTTTCGGTTGGCTATCCAGGCGATGGCAGCACCTATGCCGCCCGATGGGATAGCCCACTGCAGTATGTTCATGATGATGTCTGTCATCGCCTTTCAAACCTTAAACCAATTAACTAATTATGAGTGATTATGCAACTTTCTCAAAATGTTATCCTGAAAATACAGTCCCTATACCTGCTTGATGCCTATTGATTGGAGCCACTTCTGAACGTCGAACGATGGGCACGCCTTGCCGTGGTTCAGCTCGTTGTGCCCCACGATGCGTATCTGTGGGAACCGTCGGTGGAACTCCCTCACGTACTCGGTCATCGCCTTCAGCTGTTCCTGGGTCCGGGTGTCCTTGGCGGTCTTGCCGTCGCCGGCGAGTCCTCCGGCGTACACGATGTGCCGGCTGATGGCGTTGAAGCCTGCCGCACCGTTGGTGATCTCCCATGGATCGACCTCGGCATCCTCGTTGTTCCTCACCAGTCGCTCCACCTTGCCGTCGAGGTGAAAGAGGTCGGTGTAGCCCACCTGCCTCCATCCCCTGCCGCCCTTCGAGGGAGGGTCGCAGTGCCAGTGCCTGATGTCGGCGGCACTCACCTCCCTTCCCTCTGGCGTGGCGGTGCAGTGGAGCACCAGATATTTCATCCTAGCCATAGCCTTGATGCTTGATAGGGTGATTATACCTTGCCCGCGGCATTGTACTTGCTGTAGATGGCGGCGCAAGCGTCCATCTTCTGAGGCAATACGATGAAGTAGTGGCGATAGTCGATGAGGTTGCGCTGGTGCAATGGGTCGTTGTTGGCTTGGCTGTAGTACATCTTGGTGCTACCCGTAGCCTTGAATACACGACCGGTGTAGAAGGCGAAGGAGCCCTGGTACTCGTTGGCGGCTGCGGCTGACGACACCGCCTTCTTCTTGCCGGCTGTGGTGAACACTGGGTTCTCGGCATACTCGTAGATGTCGAAGCCATACTGGCGACCCACGGTGCCGTCGGTGCGGTTGATGTTGTACTGCTCCTTGAACACCTGGTCGGTCTCCAGGAGGTCGTTCACGTGGTCGTTGCAGAGCACGAGGCGGCGACCCTCCACAGGCACGTTCAACTTGTCGAACGCCTTCTTCAGGCGGATGATGTCGTTCATGCAGAGCTTCACGCGACCCGTCTCCTTGTCGGTCTCGCCCGATGTGGAGAGCACAGGGGTGGAGGCGGTGTTCTCGTTAGGGGTGAGGGCGTGCGCCGACTTCGAGAACTTGGCCACGTTCATGGCTCTTGCGTGTGCGTCCTTCACACGGCTGATCTTGTCGTATGAGATGGCATAAAGCTCATCGTCGGTGATAGGGGTAGGCTTGGTCTGGAACTTGTCGAGCTTGATGGCGATGTCGCCATCCTTCAGTTCCTGCACCGTCAGTGGATAGGTCGTGTTGTTGATGAGCACGTCAGGGTCGCCGCCCACATCGACCAGGTGGATCACGTCGTTGTCCACGATGCTGGAGTTGTCGGGGATGCCATCGAGGAAGGTGGCTTTCTCGGCACGCTCCAGCTGCTTCACGAGGTAGCCCGTCCAGAGTTCCTTCAGCACGCCCTCGCAGGCTGCGCCCTTGGGCATGAAGCCCCCGAGGGCTATCACTGTGAGGTTGGCCACCACTGCGCCCGCCATGGGGTCGTAGCCCATTGCGGCGGAGATTACCGCACCCATGATGCAGTTGAACAGGAGTGCGCTAAAAAGAGAAATGATTCGTTTCATGTGTCACTATGTTTCTTAAAAAATGATGATGATGTGTTGTTGATTGATGCTGCGCCATGGGGCGTTAGTCGAAGTCTGGCGCGAATCCGAACTCAGCCTTGTAGAGGGCGATGTATTCCTCCCGGTTGTTGTCGCGGAGTTCCAGGAGCTCATCGGCAGGCACCTCGCTCAGCTTCTGGTACGAGCCAACCTCCACACGTGAGAGTCGTCCGTCCTTGCCACGGTTCACCACGGTGCTCACCTTGCCCTGTGGTCGCATGGCTCCTAGGGTGAGCTTCAGGGTGTCGAGACCCACCTTCTTGCCAAGCTCCACGAAGTGATCCTTCATGCTGGCGTCAAGTCGCTTTTCCTTGATGGCGTTCTCCACGGCATCAGTCACGCTGGCGAGTTTCATCTCGTCTGCCTTCTTCTTGGCTTCGAGCTGCTCTTCCACGAGAGAGTCCACCTTCTTCTGAAGTTCGCCCACCTTGCCGGCTTGCAACTTCAACTCCTTCATCTTTGCGGTCACGTCAGCCTCGGTGGCTGTCTCCGCTAGCCCCAGTGCCAGGGCAATCTGCTTCAATTCCATTTCATTCTTCTTTAAAGGGTTATTACTTGCGTTATTCAATAGTGGCAGGAGCGGCTTGCCGTCCTTGCCACCTGCCAAAGAGATTTCCTGTCCGTTGCGGTCGGAGAGCACCAGGGCGTTGTCGTTGCCACCGATGTCAACCGCGCTCACCTCGAAGAGTTCGCTCTTCGTCACGGTCTCGAAGGTCTGTCCCTCCATCACCAGTTCCTTGTCGCCGCTGGTCTCCAGGATGCGGAAGTTGGCGCTCACCATGCGGAGGCTGCCGAACTCATACTGCTTCTCCAGCTGCACGCTCAGGGGCGATGCCTTGTCGAACACCAGCTCGCCCAGCAGCTCGCCGTCCCTCACCTCCAGGTTCTTCACCAGTCCCACCACCTTGCCTCGCTCGTGCATGTAGAGCAAGACCGGGTTGCGCTGGTACTGGGCGAGGTCGATGCCGCCAGTGAGCACCCTCGTGCCGTAGCAGTTCACGCTCTCGTCGCTGATTCTTACTTTCTTTCCCATAATATACGGTATTACGTTATGATTCTTCACTCCTCACTCCTCGCTCATCACTCGGAATGACGGTGCAATATTACTAACTTTCCACCATTCCTCCAAAAAAGTGCGCAATGGTTGCACACATCTCTGCAACCATTGCACACTTTTTTGGCAGACTGCCCAAATAATCGCACCTTTGCACTACATTTTTAATATTCACACATCATGACAAAAGCAGAACTAGAACGTAAGAAGGACCTCGCCCATACATTGTATATGGCAGGCAAGGAACAGGCAGAGATAGCCGAACAGATAGAGGTGAGCCGTGTGACCGTGTCCAACTGGGCAACCAAGGGAGGATGGAAGGAGCAGCGTGCCGCCAAGACCGTGACAAGACCCGAGATCGTGAACAAGCTCCTCCTCTCGATCGACGCACTCGTGTCGCAAGTGAACGAGAGCGAGGACCCGGAGAAGATGGCCGGACTCGGCGACAAGCTCGCCAAGATGGCGGCAGTGATCGAGAAGCTCGACAAGAAGGCGAACGTGGTGGATGCCATCGAGGTGTTCATGGCGTTCTCCAAGTGGATGAAGTTCAGGGCGCAGAGCGACCCCAACATCACGCCGGAGCTGCTGAAGACATTCAACTACTACCAGGACCTCTTCATCTCCGAGAAGATGAACAACGGGTTCTCGTGCGACCTCTAAGGCGCAAGCCCCATTTATTATTTATCATTTGTTATTTATCATTTAATCTATGGCAGTAAGTGCAGAGGCTAGGAAAGCCTACGAGAAGTGGAGGGAGCTCTGCAAGGAGATACACTCCATGACCGACACCAGCATCATGCGCCCCGAGGGCAAGGCGGAGAAGGAGGCACGCATCAGGCGACTGCAGCAGAACTACGCCGCCTTCTGCGAGTACTACTTCCCCCATTACCTGCAGCTCAAGGACAAGACCACGGGCAAGGTGCTGAAGACCATCCACAACGCCCCCTTCCACAACCAGGCGGCGCGCAAGGTGCGCTCCACCCCCAACCTGAAGGCGGTGTTCATGTGGCCACGTGGCCATGCCAAGAGCACCCACATGGACGTGTTCCTGCCCCTGTGGCTCATGTTTCAGCCGCAGCGGCTCATCAACTTCATGGTCGTGGTGGGCAAGAGCGAGGACTCCGCCAAGCGACTGCTGGCCGACGTGCAGGCGGAGCTGGAGTACAACGACCGACTGATACGTGACTTCGGGCAGCAGAAGCCTGCCGGGGGCGACTGGACCGACGGCGAGTTCAAGGCGGCGTGCGGCGTGAAGTTCCTCGGCTGTGGTCGTGGGCAGTCGCCACGTGGTCTCCGAGACCGTGAGGCACGCCCCGACTACATCGTCATCGACGACCTCGACGATGATGAGCTTTGCAAGAACGAGAAGCGAGTGAGGGAGCTGACCCACTGGGTGAAGTCGGCACTCTTCGGAGCCTTGGACGTGGGTCGTGGCCGCTTCATCATGGTGGGCAACCTCATCGACAAGAACTCCGTGCTCTACAACATCGCCCACACCAAGGGCGTGTTCCTCAGCAAGGTGTATGCCATCGACAAGGACGGCAACCCCACATGGAGGGAGAAGTGGACCCGTGAGGAGGTGGATGCCTACCGTGAGTTCGTGGGCTACCGCGACTGGGAGAAGGAGATGATGCACAACCCCATCAAGGACGGCACCATCTTCCGACACAACTGGATCCAATACAAGCGGATGCCAAGGCTCTCGAAGTACGAGTCGCTGGTGTGCTACACCGACCCCTCGTGGAAATCGACCACCTCCAACGACTACAAGGCATGCCGCCTCTGGGGGGCGATAGGCAGGGAGCTGCACCTCGTGGACTGCTTCGTGCGCCAGGCCACCACGGGCGAGATGGTACGCTGGCTGTACAACCTCTATGAGCGGTCGCTGGAAGAGGGGGCGAGCATCCAGTTCTACATGGAGTCGAACCTGATGCAGGACACCGCCCTCGACGAGTTTCAGGCGGAGGGCGACATCCGTGGCTACCAGTTGCCCATCATGCCCGACTACCGCAAGAAGCCCGACAAGCTGCAGCGCATCGAGAGCGTGGCTCCGTTCTGGGAGCGTGGGCAGGTGTACTACAACGAGGCGCTGAAGGACACCGACGACATGCAGGTGGGCATCGACCAGACGCTCTCGCTGGAGCACGGCAGCCGTGCCCACGACGATGCGCCCGATGCCGACGAGGGAGCCATCTACATCCTGCAGAAGCAGGGCAGGCTGGAAGCCTTCGTGCCTCGCATCGGTGAGCGACAGAAGCCCCGGAACACGTGGTAAGCCCCCAAGGGCGCAGCCCATTTGTCATTTATTCATTATCATTTATCATTCATACAAAGATGTTTATCAGCACAGAAGATTTCAAGGTGGTGGCTAGCGAAGCCTCGCTGAAGGTCATCACGCAAGCCGACCCCGACAACGTGGAGAACGCCATCGCCGAGGCCATCGAGGAGGTGGCGGGATACCTGCGCCCACGATACGACTGCGACAAGACATTCGCCGCCGAGGGCAACGACCGAAACCGCCAGCTGGTGATGTACACCGCCGACATCGCCCTCTACAACATGGCGGCATCCACTTCCGGACGCATGGGCATGGAGACGAGACAGGAGCGATACGAGCGAGCCATCAAGTGGCTGGAGGGCGTGCAAGCCGGAAAGATCGTGCCCGACCTGCCTGGGAGTACCGACGCACAAGGCAACGCCACGGGAGTGGGCGGCGTGCTCGCCTTCGGCAAGGGTCCCGACAACCACTCCTGGTAACACACACAACCATCAATTCATTCTAAAGCAAAGAAGACTATGGGAATTTTCAACAAGGCCATAGATGGCATATACGACCTCAGAAGAGCCATCAAGGGTGAGCCACGTGTGTGGCACACCGTGTTTGGCGACGTGCAGCTAGCCGGAAAGGGCGACCGCCGAAAGGTGGAGAGCATCCTGGCCAAGCTGCAGCGCACCACAGAGGCACTCACCAAGGGCGACATCAAGAAGTGGCGGCGTGCGTGGCAGCTAGCCATCGACGTGGACAGCCCCAACCGCCAGTGGCTCTACGACATCTACCGTGATGCCGACATCGACGCACACCTCTCCGGGTGCATCGGGCAGAGGATGGGCTTCGTGCTCGCCCGTTCCTTCAACATCGAGGACAAGGATGGCACGCCCCACGATGAGCTGAGGCACTTCCTGCAGCAGGAGTGGTTTGACGACTTCTGCCGACTGGTGCTCTCCACGCCCTACTGGGGGCACACGCTCATCGAGATGGGCGACCTCACCACCGACGGTGACGGCTGCCTTGCCTACGACGGCATGCGCCTCATCGACCGCAAGTACGTCATACCGGAGCACCACTGCTTCATCACCGACCTCGGGCAGGACTGGACCACCGGCATCGACTACCACGCCCCCGAATACTTCGGCAACCTGGTGGAGGTGGGCAAGCCCGACGACCTCGGACTCTACCTCAAGGCGGCGCAGCACACCATACCGAAGAAGAACGTGCTTGCCGCATGGGACGTGTTCGGCGAGATCTTCGGCATACCCCTCCGTGTGGCGACCACCAGCTCGCGCAGCCAGAGCGAGACCGACCAGATAGAGGAGATGATGAAGCGCATGGGCTTGGCCAGCTACGCCGTGCTGCCTGAGGGTACCACCGTGCAACTGGTGGAGAACGCCAAGAGCGATGCCTTCAATGTGTATGACAAGCGTGTGGATAGAGCCAACTCGGAAATATCGAAGCTCATCATCGGTCAGACCATGACCATCGAGGACGGCAGCAGCCTCTCGCAGAGCCAGACCCACCTGGAGGTGTTCCAGAACATCGTGGAGAGCGATGCCAAGCTATTGGCGAACACCATCAACAACCAGCTCATCCCCCGGATGATCCAACATGGCTTCCCACTGCAGGGCATGCACTTCACCTGGGACAAGTCGATAGACTACACCCCGGAGCAGCAGATGGAGTACGAGAGGATGATCAGCGACCGCTACGAGGTGGATGGCAAGTACTTCGCCGACAAGTACAACATGCCCGTGGGCGAACGCTTGCAGCAAGCCAACCCATTCGGCATGCAGCAGCCATCAGGGGATGACAAGAAGGACGACAAATCTGCGTTGTCCGCACCATCAGCGAGCCAACCTTTTTTCGACTAAGCCCCGACGACTACAAGGGGCTGCACCAACGATACAGACGATGGCTGGGCGACAACCTCATACCCCTGGAGGGAACCAACGACGACTACAAGAAGCTGAGCGAGTACAAGAACCTCACCCACAAGTTCGACAAGATGATGAAAGCCCTCTATGGTCAGAGGGGCGCACAGCTCGACATCGACATCCTGGCATCCGACGAGGCGCAGAGCTTCATCAATGCCCATGCCGGCATCCTCGACTCCACCTTCAAGCAAGTGAGGATGACCGACAAGATGAGGGAGCGTCTCACTCGCTCCAACTACATCTTCTCAGGCATCAAGACCTTCCACGAGCTGAACGAGGCGTTCCCTTCCTTACTCGATGAGAACGGCGATAGAAAGCCGTTCGAACGCTTTTTGAACGACGTTCGCAAGATAGACGAGACCTACAACGCCAATTACCTCCACGCTGAGTACAACTTCGTGCAAGCCTCGGCAGAGATGGCGGCGAAGTGGGAACAGTACAGCGAGGATGGCGACCGCTACCTCTTGCAGTACCGCACCGCCCATGATGACAAGGTGCGCCCGGAGCACGCCGCCCTCGACCGCATCACCCTCCCGATGAGCGACCCTTTCTGGGAGAGCTACTACCCGCCGCTATCGTGGAACTGCCGCTGTTCCGTGGTACAAGTAAGAAGGGGAAAATATGAGGAAACGCCCCACAACGAGGCGATGAGCCGTGGCGAAGAGGCATTCGCCAATAATGAGAAACTGAATATGTTCCGTTTCAACAGCGGCATACAGGGCAAGACCATGCCAGACTACAACCCTTACACCATCAAGCGCTGCAACGACTGCGATGTGGCGAAAGGAAAGCTAGGGCTGGTAAACGAAATCGTAGATAACCAGCTCTGCGCCGCCTGTCGGCTCAACCATCAATGCTGGCGAAATACATCACGCAAGGAAGAGTTAAAACGTATTGCGCACAACAAGCAAGAATATGATAGACTCTCCAAGGACAAACGATACAAAGATGTAGAGTTTAATCCTGAAAACGGAGCCTTGAAAGCAACCCACCTAGGGCATAATGAAGGCACAAGCGAAGGTATGAACCTAGAAAAAGAACTTGCAAGAATGTTATATGATTGCGGTCATAGTGTTATCCTTTGTGATGAGCAGAAGAAAGGTAGAAGCGGAGAAACACTCGTGTCTCTTGATATGATTCTTGATGGCACTCGTATGGACATAGCCTCTGTAACAAAAAATAAGGACTTTTATGGTAGTATCATTTGTCGTAAGAATAAGCAGTTAGTAAAATACAATGACCGCTCAGACGTACATGAAAAAAATAATACCTTATGTATGTTCTTCAATGATCCTTCAATGTTTGGAGCTAAGAAAATACGAAGAGGGTACCAATACATGAAGCAGAGAGCAGAGAAAGAACCTACACTTCGTCACATAGTCTGTATCCTAAGAAAAGAAAAAGGACTAGAAATACAAAAGTTTGATTTCTAGTCCCGAAGACGAAAGCGGATCTGGACTAAAGCCCAGACTCCCCGCCGACGTCGAATTGGATGCTGCAAAGATACAACAAACATTTTAAACCTGCAAGAAAATGAGCAAAAAAGATACAGAAACTATAAAAATGCGCCTACCAATAAGAGTAGAGTACCCAGACACAAGCAGACTGGGCAGACTTTGGCAGCGAATAAGGTGCCGATTGGGAAGTTTACGGCTCCTGAGCCGCGAGCATCCTTTCCATTCACTATTTTTGCAAGACCGCGATAAACTTTCTCGTTTACTCTATATGCCATGTACATATGATATACTCCAGAAACGAGAGATAAAAATAATAAAATCATTCCGGCAGTTGTCAGAGACAGAGGAGAGAGGCATAGTTTCAATTTATCTTGAAAAACGGTTAGAATACCTAATAAAGTGGCATCTAACGTTGTCAAATGACGGATTAGAGCTAAGCGCTGTTGTTCCAGCTCCTCTCTTATATCCATTAATTCTCGATTCATCCCGAGCTTGGTACTTTGTGTCAGATAATGTTTCATAATCTATAAATGTTTTAAGTTATACGATGCGCAAACTTATAATAAACATTTTAAACCTGCAAGAAAATGAGCAAGAAAATACAAGATTACGATGCTTTCGTGGAGAAATTCAAGCCAAAGAAGACCACGGACGACTGTTACACACCGCCATTGGTATATGATGCCGTGCTGGCATGGGCACGAAAGCACCTCGACGTGGGCGACCGCCCAGTGGTGCGCCCCTTCTATCCCGGTGGCGACTTCGAGCACTACGCCTACCCCGAGAACTGCGTGGTGATCGACAACCCACCTTTCTCCATCTTCGCCAAGATCTGCGACTTCTACGTGAGCCGTGGCATCTCCTTCCTGCTCTTCGCACCAGCCATGACCTCTATCCGCAAGAACTGCACCTACATCGGAGTATCTGGCGGCATCATCTACGAGAACGGTGCTAACGTTAACACGTCCTTCGTCACCAACATGCTGGGCGACCTCATCTGCACCACCGCCCCCGAACTCCACCGAATGGTGAAGGAGGCGAACGACAAGAATCAGAAGCAAGCCAAGAAGCAGCTCCCCAAGCTATCCTTCCCCGACTGCGTGCTGCGTGCCTCCACGCTCCAAACGATGAGCCGTGCCGGTGTACTGTTTCAGGTAAGCAAATCTGGGGGGGGCAGTGGTAAGCAAGGCTACCACCAGGGATGAGTTCGGCAATAGCATCCTCCTTTCAGAGCGTATGGCGGCGGAGAAGTTGGCGGCGGAGAAGTTGGCGGCGGAGAAGGTGGCAGCGGAGAAGTTGGAACTAACCGAGGCTGCGAGGCTGTTGGTGGAGGAACTGAATGCCCCTAATACCGCCAGAAAGATAAAATCGTGCAAATAAAAAAGCCAGGCTAAAGGTAGCCTGACTGGAATGAGAGCCGGTCTCTTAAGGTTAACCCATCCCTCACGCTGCAAAGATACAACAAACATTTTAAACCTGCAAGAAAATGGAAGAAAAAAATGACATCGTCTCAATAGAACTCGACAGTTTGGAGTGGGAAGTTAATGAAGACAAGAAAATCATGTGGCAAAAGACCACAAAAATACGAGGAGTGACAAAAGTAATAGTAATAGACCAAAAACCGAGCCTATGGGATAGGATAAAGTTCCAGTTATGTAACTTATTTGGTTCTCATCGGGCTTTTCTTCATAGTCAGGATCCTATCGGGTCGCTGCTTCGTAACAATCATTGCGGATTGCTGTCTGTTGCAGAAAATACAGACACATATAAGCCATACCCCCGAGAAGAATTGCGAATAATATCAAAACACCGAAAGTTGTCAGAAGAAGAGTACATCGGTCTTGTAATGACATATCACAAGGAGAAGCTTGTAAGTGAAGTAAAGTGGCATCTAGAGTTGTCAGATGACAAAGCTACAGTAGAAGTAGACGCTCCGCTTAAGATTGAACATCTACTAATTCGCTCAATGACGTGTTTTGATATTTACCGTTCCCTTCCGTCCATACTTACCGACTGAGCCTCGCCCCTACTACCGCCGAGCCTTCGTCCCTAGTACCGACCGAGCCTCGTCCCTAGTACCGACCGAGCCTCGCCCCTAGTAGGGACGAAGCTGCGACAAAATTATAAGGGAAGCAACCGCCCGAGCGACGGAACAACCCCAAAGGGCGCAAGCCCAATTATTCATTCTTAATTATTCAAAGCAATGATCAACTACAGTATTGCAATGATGGGCAACCCAGCCAAGCCTGACGACCCAAAGAAAGCCTACGGTGTGGCACAGTACACCGAGAAGATGACGCTCGAGAAGTTCTCAGAGCACATCAGTGACCACAACAACGTCTATGACGCTGAGGACGTGCAAGCCATCCTCGGCAAGGCGGTGAAGTGCCTCAGAGAAATGCTCCTCGCCGGAAAGAAGGTGGAGCTGGGCAAGCTTGGCGAGTTCTACGTCACCCTGCAGGGCAAGGGCACGGAGATCGCCAGCAAGTACAACCCCGACATCTGCGTGGAGAAGGTGAACGTGGTGTGGGTACCGGGCAAGAGCTTCGAGAACCTGAAGGAGAACGCCGTGTTCAACATCGTTGCCAACCGTGACGAGCAGCGTGCCGCCATCCGAAGAGCCAAGGCGCAAGGCGATGCCAACCCTACCGACCCAGCCCCAGGTGATAGCGAGGGCAAGGGCGACAGCGGCAGCACCGGGCAGAAGCCTTCCGAGGGCGGCAGTGGCTCACAGGGAGGCGGCTCACAGGCTGGCGGCGGTTCTTCCGCCAGTGGAAGCGACTCCGGCGACGAGAACGTCAAGGAGTACTAAGGCATAGCGCCCATGGGCGCAACCTTACTACAATCTTACCATCAAGCAAAAACAAAGGGGCTGCGTCATCACGACGTAGCCCCTTCTCCATCGAACCCATCCCCATCGCCATGGGGCGGTGTCCTTGAAATAAACAAAACTCTAAAATCCATTAAAGCTATAGAAATATTAAAATACTCTTGTCTTAGTAGGGGATGTTCCTCCAGTACCTTGCGCCTATCACCTCGATGCTCTCCATCACCTCCTCGTGGTCGTGGTTGGTGAGCGTCTGTGAGGGGAAGCCCAACTGATAGTCGTCCACGCCCGGCATCTCCAGCAGTGCCTGGAACATCTTCTCGCTGAGCTGTATCGCCGTCACGCCATCCTCATGGGCGTGCCAGTCGGTGACAAGGTGAAGGCGAACCTCGCCCAGACCCTCCAGCCCCTTGCAGGTCTCCTTGTATTTCTGCGCCCACTGGATAGCCCCGAACTCGATGAACAGGGCGGGGCACTCGAAGGCGGTGTCTTCCTGCATAAACTCCACTTGGCGGTTCCAAAGGTCGAAGGTCTTGATCTCTGGCACCTTGCTCCTCATCGCCATCACGATGTCTGTATATAGTCTTAATCTTGCGTCCATAATCTTGTCATTTTGTATTGATATTGAAGTCGTGCTCGAAGTATTGCGTGAGGTTGTCCTCGATGATCTTCCTCACCTCGGTCTCCACCTCGGGTGCCATGCCCAGGAACTGGCGGCGAGGTATCTTTATCGTCTTGCCTACCTTCATCAGGGCCATCGCCTTCCAGAACTCATCCTTGGTCTCATAGTACTTATGCCAGAAGAACCGCTTCATCCTTGCCGTCACCTTGATCTCGCCACCCTCGTTATGGATGCCTGCGTAGGCTAGGTCGCTGTAGAAGGTGATGCTGCTCTCGTCGCTGCGGCTCCTGATGCTCTTGCGGAGGTCGCCCGATGCCACGAGGATGTGGCCGTCGCCACGTATGGGGCTCTTGCGCCGCTGCCACTTCTCGGCAAAGAAGCCCTGCCGCTCAAAGTTCTGGTCGAACTCATCGCCCAGCTCGACACGGATGTCACTCAGTATCCGCCTCACCACTTTTCTCAATTCTCCGTCTGCACTTGCCATAGCCATTGTTATTCCTCAAACTTCAGGAAGAGCTCCTGTGCCTCGCTGATCTCGTTGCGAGGGTCGGCGGATGCCTTCAAGATGTAGTAGAACTGACGCTCGCTCAGAGCATACGTGGGGTAAATATACCGCCTCCATATCTCCCTGTTGGGTACTCCCAACTTGGCATATCGGTCGTATATCGCATTGATGTCAGCCACCCTCTTCTTGTAGCTCAGTCCGGTCCTCTTGCGGTATTTCCTCAAAGCACTTGCCCTTCCCTTAGTTTAACACACTTTTGATATGATATTAAAGAAAACATTAAAGTCGTGATTCCTCACTCTTCTACAGGCGGCAGAAGCTAGGCTCTATGCGAGTCCAGATGCCCGACTCCTGGCTTCGCTTGAAGAAGTAGAAGTTGACGGCGGTCTTCTGCACCACGTTCGACTCCTTGAAGAGTGTCATGATGTCGGCGTACTCCTCGTCGAACTTGTCCTCCAGCTCGTAGAGCTTCGAGATGCTCTTGTAGTCGAGGTCGCCGGCGTTGTTGCGCTCCAGGAGCGTCATCGCCAACTGGTACATCGGGTCTTCCTGTCCCTTCTCGCTCTGCTCCATGTAGCGCTTGAGGTACTTGATGAGTCGGTCGGCGGCTAGGTCGGCACGCTCATCGAAGCTCTTCACGTTGTTGCTGGCGATGGAGAGGCGGAAGTCGCCGTCGGTGATGGTGAAGCTCTTCTGGTCGTCGAACTTGGTCTGGCCATATCGCTGCATGATCTTGGTGAAGGCATCCGACTCGCTGCCGAGCCAGTCCTTGAATTGCTTCACGCTCTTTACGATGACGCCCAGCTGGTTCTCCACGTTCACCATGAACTCGTGTCTGAGGTCCTCGTATGCCTTGCGGTTCTCCTGGCGGCTGCTCTTCGCCTCGGCGTTGAGCTGCTCACGGAGTGCCGCCTTCTGTGCCTCCGTCATCTGGGAGAGATCGACCGCCATGGTCACCTTCTTCTCCTCAGCAGGGGCGGCTGCCTCCTGGGCGGTTGCCTGCTGTTGTTGGGTTGTAACTGTCGTTGTTTCCATTTTGCTGTATGATTATGATTGGTATATGTTCTGAAGGGCAAGAGAGTTCTTCACTCTTCACTCTTCGTTCTTCACTCGAATTGCTCTTCGCGCTTCTCTCTTCACTTCCCCCGAGCCCTCCCTTGCGCTTGATGGCCCGGAGCTTCAGTTCCAGTGCCTCCAGCTCGGGGATGTCGAGCAGGGCGAACACCTTGCCGCAGATGCGGGGGTGGCTGCAGAAGTCGTTGATGCGCTGCCAGTCCTTGGTGTCGATGTCCAGCTCCTGCATCAAGTGCAGGCAGATGGAGCGGTGGCGCTTGCGCTGGTCGCCATAGCCCAGCATGTTCTCCAGTGCCTTGCAGCAGTCTGTATATTCTCGCACCCTCATCTCGCTGAGGTGGGTGGTGCGGCCTCCGGTGTATTGGCTCACGAGAGCCGCCTTAGTGTCCTCGTCAGAGCCGTGCTTCTGCAGCTTGTTAAACGAGGCGTAGAAGCGATGGTAGTTCTTAATCGGTCGTGCCATTTCCATCCGTTCTTTACTTGCAGTTGGTATATCATGTTCCGTTCTCTGTCTTACGGTGAAACATCAAGCGTCCAGCGTCATTCGATAGTCGCAGAAATGTCCTCGTGCCTCTCGTGTCGCACTGCCCAGGTCGATGGCGAGGTCATCCTCGTGCAGCAGCGGTATGCCATCGAAGCAAAAGAACAGCTCACCGCCGAACTCCCTTACCTGTACTCTCTGCTGAGCCTCGTGCTTCACCTCCTTCTCTCTGCGCAGCACCTTCTTGCGGTGCTGCTCGTCGCCAATGGCCTTCCACCATTGCTTGATTTCTTTCAGAATCTCACTCATAGTCGTATATTGGTTTAAATGTCATTTATAATTTATCATTTCCCTACACCCCGTCAAGGATGTATTCGTCGATGTTGCACCCCAGGTACTCGCTCCGCAGTGCGTCGGCGTTGAGGTCAGCCAATCGGCTCTCCAGCTCGCCATAGATCTGTGCCTGGTCCATGTAGGAGAAATCGGAAGTCTTGCGCTTCACATACTCCATGATCTCATTGATTACCTCTTCCATAAGCCTAAAGATTGTTTGATGTCTGTATCACTCCGTCCTGCCATACCTCGAACTCAGCCCCGGCTTCCTTGATGAATCGCCCCTGGCACACCGCCTTGTAGCCGTTCACCCTCACCTTTACGCTGGCTTGGTACTTTAGCTTTCCGGCAGCCTTTCCCGCCGGCTCGCTCTTGTACTCCTGCGAGATGAAGATGAAGCACTTGTGGGGGAACTCCGCCATCAGCCCGAGTGCGTCCAGGAACGTCCAGCCGAACGTGGACTGCAACAGCTGGAATGAGTCGAGGATGATGAACTTGGCGCTCTTGCGCTTGTGGAGCCGTTCCTTCAAGTCGTCCAGGTTTCCGTTGTCAACGACCCGGAACTTGCTCTGCACCTCCTCCATGTGGTAGCGTCTCAGTCGCTGGCAGAAACTCATCTTCGTGCCTTCCTCCACGCTCACGTAGAGCACGCTGCCATACTCGCAGAGCTTCTTGGCGAGCTGCATGCAAAACGAACTCTTGCCCGACGCAGAGGGACCCGATATGAACCACATGTCGTTGATCTCGGGGTTGCCGAACACCCTCTGCCATTCTCCGTCCCATGGGAGCGGCACGCTCTTGAAGCGCATCATCTCCCTCGGACCATATGCTCTCTTTACCATAGCAACGAATTATTGGTTATACATTGTGCATTATTCATCGCCTTTCACTTTCTCTATCTCGGTATATACTCGGCGCAGGCTGCCCTGTGCCCTTCGGGCGATGCTGGCGATGTCGAGGCTGCTGCTCTCCTTGGGTGCGTTCGCCTTCGCCACCATCACCGCCTGGCGCATCAGGAAGTCCTGTCGGTCCTTGCCGTCGTCGGGACTTATCTTGGCATACTTGCCGCCATATCGGGAAAGTATCTCGGTGTAGCCCACCTTCTTGCAGTCGATGGAGCGGTTGATCTTCTCCTTCAGTCCGTCGGCACCCATCATGTACCATCCGCAGCAGTGCTCGGTGGCATTCCAGAGGGCTTTCAGCTCCAGGAACGCCTCATACTGCAGGTCGCCTGCCTCGTCGAGTATCACCAGGGGCGACTGCAACACGTTGACGATGTAGTAGGTGAGGTCGTTATACACATCGGCGTAGGTGCCACGCCCATCCAGTCCGAACTCGGTCGCCATCTGTCGGATGAAGCGGCGCTTGGTCTTCACCTGCGAGCAGTCGATGTAGATGGCCTCCTTGTGGGTCTTGATATACTGTCGGGCGGTGTAGGTCTTGCCGATGTTGGGCTCGTCGCAGAGTATCATCGAGAGAGCCGAGCCTTGCACCATCTCCATCTGCTGGGTGATGGTGACGAAGGTCTCCGTGCGAGCCGTCTGCCAGTCCATCTCGTGCTTCAGGCTCACGTCGAGTCGGCGGGCCAGTCGCACCCAGTTGGCATCGGATAGGGCCTTGTCGGTCTGTCCCTGCTTCACCATGCTGTACACGCTGGTGGAGATGCCGAGCACCTTGGCGTGCTTCGAGTCGCTCTCGTAGAGCGCACGGTTGCGCTCGATGGCGGCTGTAATCTTTTTCTTCTGTTCTATCGTTATCATATCTTCAAGTGTTTTAAGTTGTGTTCTAAGTGTGTTATAAGTGCATTCTAAGGCCGTTGGAAATGTGGTAGGAGCAGCCTTGCAAGAGAATTCTTCACTCTTCCCTTAGATGTCCGCTATGGCTTGCGCCCGCAGCGTGGCTTCGTCGGGAGAATCTTCCATCAGTGCGAGGATGTCGCTTATGTCGTCTTCCGCTCGCCCCATCCCTGGCGGCTCCTTGGGTGCTTCTTGCATCGCTGGGCCTTGTGGCGTAATCTCTGTTTCTGTCTCATTGTCTATATGGTTTAAGTTTAATTTCTTTTGTATTCCGATGGTCGGCGTCTCTTCCACGCCCTTGTTCACGAACTTCATGAACTGCATTACCTTCTTCTGCTGGTGGTAGAACTTGCGCTTGTCCTCGTCGGTCTGCTCTGCCATCACTCGGTTGTAGGTCTCCACTCGCTCCACCTGGTCGATGTATCGGTCGCCTTGGAAGATGAACACGTTCTGCGGCTTGCCATCCTCATCGGGCAGGCAGTAGGCGGTCACCTTGTAGTTGTTCGGGGCAAGCTTCTTCAGCACTTCGTACGAGGAGAGCCACCAGTCCTCGTAGGCCACCCTCACCGTGGAGTTCCTCCTTACCGATGTCTCCACCTTCTCGCCGATGTACCGGGCAAGGGTGATCTCGTCGTAAGGCCGCAGGTTAGGGTTGATGCGCTCCATCAGCACGTCCCATCGGGTCATGCCCTTGAATCGCTTCTGGTCGGGATGCAGGGCATGATTCCACTCGTAGTTGTCTCGGCGGTCGTCTGCCACCAGTTCCTCGAAGCAGAAGTATTCCTTGTCCTCCCAGGTGTCGTTGCTGGCATCGCTCACCTTGCGTGCCTCGGCTCTCCACTGCCACTTGCCGTAGAATCGGCCGATGCCCGTGTGGTTGCGGTGTATCACGCTCTTCTTCTTGGCTCCGTTGAAGTTCTCGGCTTGCTTCTCCTGGGAGTTCAGGGGGGCGCAGTAGCGCACGTGGGTGAACACCGTGCCCTCTTGCAAGAGCGAGTACTTGTACTCCGTCATCAAGTGGTTCTCCACCTCGATGCCCGCAGGGATGCCCCAGCCGTGCTTGGCTATCAAGCGGAACATCTCACGGAAGCACTCCCTCACCAGCTGTGGGTCCTTGTTGCGGCTGTAGCTCGCCCCGAGCACGCACTGGCTCACGCTGTCGTAGGCGTAGTAGGCTTTCACTCGGAGCTTGGTGTCGCGCAGCTTTCGGGTCAAATCCACGTCGTCCATGGTGATCTGACTCAATGAGTACTCACCGGCATGGCGGTGCATGTGCGGCATCGACTCGTGCATGAACGATGACCAGCTGAGCTGGCTCTTGTCCCATATCGCACGGTTGGAGGGCTTGTTGAGGATGTTGCGGATGGTGGTGTCGCTGAGCGTGATCGGCTCGCCGTTCTTGTCGGTGAAGTCGTCGGGGGAGAAAAGCTCGCCCGTCTTCACGTCGTAGGCATCCAGCTCTCCGCAGAGGAACGCCTCGTAGAGGTCCCGCACCTGTGCGCCATAAGGCTTGTTGGGCAGGCACCAGAGTCCGAGCACCAGCTTCTCCAGCTTCAGATCGACCTTGCGCTTGTTCTGGTTGCCAAACTTTCCGCTGATCAGGGCGGCGTAGCCACCTTGCCGATACTCGTTCACCTTCTTGCGGAAGCGCAGCGTGCTCTCGGGCAGCGTGTGGTGATACACGTCCTTCAGTATCTTCACCACGCCCGTCATCATGTTCCAGTCATACTTCTCGCCCATCAGCTTGCGGTAGGCAGCTGCACGGTCGTAGAGCTTGATGCAGCAGTTGAGTACCGATGCGTTCACCACGTACTCCTGTATCTTCTCGGGGGTGAGGTCGAGGTTCGTCTGCCGGGGGTTGCTGAAGTAGGCGATGGCTCGCTGGTCCACCTCATAGTTGGAGGTCACCCAACCCTGCAACCTTACCTCAGGACCGCCGGGGAACTGTTTCTTCACCTTGTCGAGGTACTTGGTGGGCAGGCTATCCACGGCAATGAGAGCCGTACATCCGCTTGCCCCTCCACCACGTCTTGCCACATCTATGCGCCCACGTGTCACCATCTTCTGATAGTTGGACTGGCTCATGATGCCATTGTCCACCAGTTCGGGAGCCGATATACAAAGTGTATTGCCGTAATATTCCATGATTGATAATTCGATTTATTTCTTCACTCACTCTTCACTGGTGATTTCATCCCAGTGCTTGCCCTGGTGGATGCCCAGCACCCAGCAGACAACGCCTACGATAACAAACAATGTGATGTCCATATAGCTTCAATGGTTGATGGTTTAACTTTCCACCCCAGCGAGGCGGCAATGCTTCTTGTAAAGCTCAGGGGTAGTCATGATGTCAGCGTCCCTCTGTGTCCAGAGGGAGATGATGTCCTGGACTTCTGCGAGTTGCTTGATGCTCACGTTCTCCTTGCTGAACATCTCTGCGCCCTTGTAGTAGGCTACGAGGTCGCCCGTCATCTTGTTCACCTCTACCATGCCACCATTGGGGAAGTACTGTCTCATGTACCCCTCAGCGTCATGTATGGTCTCCACCTCTGGCAGTTCCACCATCACGACGCCTCCGTTCTGTAGGATGTAGCTGCGTATGCGCTTCGCCTTGTCGGTGTCGCCCCTCTTGGAGTCGAAACAGATGGCGTTGAACACCGTCTGCTCTGTCACATGGAAGACCTTCATCGCCTTCTGGCGCATCTCCTTGGTCGTGTCTATTCTCTTTTTCATATCCATTCTTTTTGTTATTCTATAGGAAATTGCTTATCTTTGCAGCCGAAACGTATTGTCGAACCCTTAAAACATCCACTTATGACAGAAAATGAACTCTATCTAACGGCGCGGCTAAAAGCGCTTGAACGTTTACTCGATGTCCTTCTTTATCACAAATTCGGCGATGAGAAGCCCGACTATCCATCCCTCTGGTACACTCGTTACCTACGTTACGACTACGAGAGAGGCTACCTCTATCAACTTTCGGAAACAACCGACCCTCGGAGTCCCGAAGGAGAACGGATTGAACACCGTAGGTTTCAGCTTCAAATTCTGATGAATATCGCTTACCTTCGAGGAAATCTAACAGATTACGGCATAGTGCGTAAGGTGTGCCGTCGAGACGAGGCTGCTGCCCACAAGATCTTCGAGAGCTACGATGGTTACGATGAATCGCTGTTGCAAGCGATAGATGATTTCTACGGTTCTGTTTCATAATCGTTTCCTTTCTCTTTTTATGAAGGGTGGCGAGCGACATTCCTCACTCCTCACTCTTCGTTCTTCACTTAACTTTCGTGGAGGCGGGAGGAATCGAACCTCCCTTCTGGCCAATATTACCTGGCAGTTATCACCTTGCGCCCTGCCCCCGGCTGCCTCCAGTTTGCCGGGAACGTTGCCCGGCACGTGCCCGTCTTTCCGGGCTGTCATCCTAGGGCCTTTTGTGCTGAACGCAATAAGCATCCGTTATTAAATGTTGTATCTTGTCATCATGCCGCTATCTCCAGGAAGTTCTGCCCGAACTGGGTGGCGATCACGATGTTCTTTCCGAATCTCGGGCTGGCTCCGATGTTGATGAACCATTGCCTCACCTGGCAAACTCTCACCTTCAGTATCTCTGCCACTCCCAGCGAGGTCATGTCGAGCTTCAGATAGCCGGTGTCCTTCTGAGTCTTGCGCCCCTTGAAGATGAGCAATGCCATGATGGCGGCTTTCTTGTCCTGGAGTATCGTGCCGTAGAAGAGGTCGTTCTGGAGTGCCTTGCAGCAGCCGTCCTTGGTGCTGTTCACTTCGTCTGCCAAGTCTTCGAGGTACCATCCCTCTTGCTCTGTGAGGTTGAACTCCTTCTTGATGGCTCTCACCTCGCTAACCTTGATTGCTTTCATACGTTATTCTTTTTTAAGTCGATAAATTTGCCTATCTCGCACCTTTTTAGTATCTTTGGCGCGGTGTTTGGTACTAAACACGGTGCAAAGATAAGCAAAATATTTCGACTATGCAAGAAAATAAGCAAGAAAAATCACCGATAAAGCAAAAAATCTTGCTTTATCTTGATAAAAAGGGCATAACACCCTATGATTTTTACAAGAAATCTGGTGTAACGAGGGGCGTGTTAGGACAGAATAATGGCATAAGTGAAGATAATCTATCGAGATTTCTTGCTTATGCGTCTGATGTAAATGTTCTATGGCTAATGACTGGTAAGGGTGATATGTTATGCAGTCCCCCTTCACCAAACGAAAATAACATTAGCAAAGATAAGCAAAATATTTCGACTGACCAAGAAAAAAGCGAAGAAAGTTCAGAGAAAGATAATAACACACCAATATTATCTGTTCCCCATAAATCAGATAACACAGCTCTTCTCGCTTTTCTCGACCGTCAACAATATACCATACAACAGCAAGCGGAAGAAATAGGAAGGCTCAAAGAACGCATCCATCAGCTCACAATCGAAAAGGCAAGAAATGTTGCAGATGCTCCAATTTCCGATGTTGCCCATGTAGGGTAGTAGTCGTTAGCATTCGATAGTGGCATCTGTCTTCGAGGGTGCCGACTTCCTCATACCCGTGAAGGGAGACTCCATGCAGCCCACATACCTATCAGGCGACCTCGTGGCTTGCCAAAAGATCTCGCTCACCGACATCTTCTTCCAGTGGAACAAGACCTATGTGCTCGACACCGACCAAGGAGCCCTCATCAAGCGAGTGTGCCAAGGATCCGACACCGACCACATCCTCCTCGTATCCGACAATGAGTGCTATCCACCTTTCGAGCTTCCGCTGTCCAACCTCCATGCCATAGCCCTGGTGCGTGGCATCATCCGCCTCGAATAA